TATGCTCATTTTCTAATCACCTGTTTGTATTTCTTAATCGGTCGGCATTGATACTCAGTACCGCCGTGTTTTATATAAACTTCTTCTGCACATTGCTTTAGCGTCTCAGTTTCACCGTAGTACGCACCAGCGGCAAAACCAGCGCTACAAGCTACGATAACAATGAATAGAGCCGTTAGCATAGCCAAGGCGCGCTCATGCCTTCTACGGGCTGCTATGCGCTTGCGACGACTAGACATAGTGAAGTCCGTCATTGCCGTTTGTGTCATTTCGTGACTCACAAGGCCACTCAGGATTATCAAGCGCACTGTAAAACTCATACACTTGCTCAATAGAGCGCAGTGACTGAAAATCACCACTGCCTTTGCGCACTACTAAGTCAGTGCGGCCAAACTCGCAAGCCGTCCACCAATCGTATAAAGCATCGAAAGGAATGCCGGTCGTTTTAGCGACCAACACGGTGTACTGGTGCATGGCGTTACGAGCTCTATCTAAGTGAGGCGCATCACTAGGTGCATGGGTTACGCCCTCATACTTTGCAAAGGCCTGTTCCATTTGCTGCCCTGCTGTGTTCCAGTGTTTTAATAACTCTAAATTATGCATAGCATCACCTATCGAATGATAATTGAAGGACAGCGACCGCTTTCACCAGCGCGCATAGAGTGATCGGTATAGCTACCATTGCAGCCACACATGCAGCGGCTTAGCTTTGGGTCAAGAGTGCGTTCGCCCTCTTGTACTTTTGTAACGCTACCACCACGCGCAAAGAATGCGTTAATCTGGTCGTTTATGTCTTGGCTTGTTAATTTCATCTTACTTTCCTTTTTTGCTTGTTTGCTTAGTTGATGAATACATAATAGCTATTACTCACCAACTCGTATAATTGTATTTAACTATTGATCGGCTAGTTGTTATAGGTTTTCTCTATGCTCATGCGGCGCTAAAAACTCACTGAATGCGCCCAGCTTAGTGAAAATACGCTCTTCGATTTCTTGCGAAATATCTTTGCAAACTGGCGACGCTATCCAACCAGCTGTAAGCACCTGGTTATCGGGCATTGCTTCGCGAATGTATTCCGAGTGTATTTTACCAAGTGAATTTGCAGCATCATTATATTTTCCGTGAAAATCCACAATCAGCGACTTAGTGTAATTCTTGCCGAATTGGTCACGGCCAAAGCCTGCCATGCTTACGGTCCATTCAAACGACCACTGCATAAATGCCTGTTTTACGCCGTGATTTACTAGTAATACGTTACCAGTTTTGATGCTGAATATTGTTGGTTCATCTTGGCTCACACCTGCTAGATACACGGCGCACATATTTCTTAACTGGGCGCTGACTAGGCGTTGAGTGCGGGCTAGCTCGTTGTTTTTCTTTTTACGCATGGGGTTTCCTTTTTTCTGTTATGCGCTCAACATAGTTAAGCAATCTACTGTTAGCGCTAAAGCGCGCCTTGTTTTCTTTCTTATGTTCTACTTCTTCAAGCTCATACGCTTCAAGCCATACTTTCTTATAGCTCTGTATAGCGCCAAGCCTGTAAGCGACTGGCAGTAGCTTAATTTTCTCGTCATGCCACTTTGCGTCATGCTTGTGCGGTATATCCAATTATCACCTCTTTAGCTTCTTCCCAGCCTTTACAAACAACAGCTTTGTAGCCCTGATCTGTTAAAAACTTTAGCCAGTCTTTTTGCTCTTTGCTTGTGCTGCTTCCTTTTGTTCGTTTCATTTCAATAAATAAGCCGTGATAGCCGCTAAACGCTGCAGGTATCATTAAGTCTGGCACGCCTGAAACCATTCCTTCTCGCTTCAACCTCTGCACTTGCTTAGCTCTCTGTGTGATAGTGCCAGCTAAGTGCGCACCGTTGGGTATAGCAAAGATTTTTAAATGTGGATAAGAGCGATTAAACCACGAAACTAAAGTGCATTGCTCAGCGTGCTCAGTTGGTATTACTTCGCTCATGCTATTTTCTCCGCTAAAACTTCATCATCAGTTGGATTGTTAAATCCTAAAACCTCCCAAAAATCACCCTTTTTGACGTAGCTAATCGTTCTAGGTACTACTGTAAAATTGCTAGTAGCATTTACAATTGCTGCTTTCTTTTGTGCAGTCCAGTTGTTCGTTTCTAGCAAGTAGATGGTAAACATTCGTCTGCTTGTTGTTATGTCTACGCTAAGCATTTCGTTACCTGCTCTGCTAATACTTGGCGTTGCTACTAAACCTAGCAGTTCGTCGCATTGCGGTATCGTGGGGTCTTTCTTGTGCTTTGTGTGTAGCTCTATTAGTTTGTCATTCGGGTTAACTAATTCTGTTTTGCACGATCTACAAAAGCGTGCTGCTATGTCGTTGTCAGTATCGCAAACAGGGCACATTTTACACGACCAAAAATAGCTGCATCGCTCACCTGTTATCATGTTTGTAGTGTGCTGGCATCGTCTGCCAAAGTGGGCTGGCATGTGTGTCTTGCTGCCGTCATTCTTTTCTACTTCTACTCGCTCACCGCCTAAGTCTACAAAATATCCCCACTCGTCTATTTCAAAGCCTTCATCATTTGGGCGCGCTGAAAATATATTGATGCGTGCGCATTCTTCGCAGCGTGCTTCTAGCTCTACTGACTCGCCACCTTTATATGCTACTTTAACGTCAGGCGCATAAAGGTCACCGTCTGGCATGTGCTTTTCGATATTGCCTGCATAGTCTAAAACTACGCACTCTCTCTTGCCGTCATACAATCGCATACCTCTGCCCATTATCTGCTGCAACAAGCTAACGCTCTCTGTGGCTCTTAAAATAGCTATATGGCTAACGTTTGGAGCGTCAAATCCAGTTGTTAGCACAGCCACGTTAACAAGGTATAAAAACTTACCTTGCTTAAACTCTTTAAGTATTTCTGCGCGCTCTGCCTTGCCTGTTTCGCCTGTGATAAGCCTGGCGTTATCAGGGTGTAGGCTAGCCATAATCTCATGAGCATGATTAACAGTAGCTGCGAAAATCATAACGCCAGTTGCTTGCTGTGTTTGAGCTACTACGTCTGCAACAATGCCTGCTGTTTTTCTGCCATGACCTTCAAACGCAGAGCGCACGCTTTCAGCGTCAAACTGGCCGTTTCTTTTAACGACAATCCCACTTGTGTCGTAGTCGCTTGAGTTTATTTCGCCTGCTCTTAGTGGTGTTAAAAAGCCTTGTTCTACTAAGTAGCGTGCAGTTATCTGATAAACGCACTGGTAAAAATACGGCTCTCTAGTCATAAATTCAGGCAATGCCTTGCCGTCTACGTCTACGCCATAAATATAGCCAGTGTTTAATCGGTATGGCGTTGCAGACAATCCGCAAACTCTAAGGTTAGGGCTGCCCTGCTTCATTTCATCTATTATTTTTTTGATAGTTGGCGTGATGCGGTGGCACTCGTCTACTATTACGCCTGCAAACTGGCTGCCCATGCGCTTAGCTACGCTTTTGAACGTGCCCTCAGTTGCAAAAATAACTTGATGTCGCAGTGACTTACTAACGCTTGCGCTATAAATACTGCATTGTTCGCCTATCAACTCGTACTTTTCAGCGTTCTGCAGCACTAATTCACGACTAGGAGCTAAGCACAAAACACGCTTGCCACCGCTTAGGTCATATAATGTTTTGGCAAGCATAGCGACAATTACGCTCTTGCCAGAGCCTGTTGCAGCGTCAACAACAACGGGCAGTGTTGATTTTTTCCAGTGTGCAATCACGCAATCATGTGCTTCTTGCTGGTAAATTCTGGGGGTGATTTTCATTAAAGAGTCCTTTGTCAATGGTAGTCAGTAGAAAGCGCAGGCAGTGACTAGCTGCTTTTCGGGTGGCCGCCCTAGCGCGTGGTTAGTGTAACACTAATATCAATTACGTTAAGTGAGCAAGATGATTAAGCTCAACTGGTGATGCTACAAAAGTGCAGCCGTTGTTGTCTTGCTTAATAACAAAACCAACATCGAAAGCGCCCTCAATAGGAACAACGAAAGCGCACGGCTCGAGTCGGTAGTCACCTTCCCACCCCAGCTCTGTAGCAATCAGGTGTTTTGCTTTCTCCCACTTATCTATAACTCTCATAGCCTTTCTTTGCCCTGTTACCTTGAGGTTTTCGGCTATCATGTATTCAGGAGTGGGTAGGTAATCGCACTCGGTGCTAAAATAATCCTGCATCTCTCTTTCAGCAAGATATTTAATGGGGATTGATAACTCAAACCAATCTATTGGGGGTAGGTGGTATAGCCAGTACCCATCTTTATGCACTAATTTTTTCATGACAACCTCCAACTGCTACTTGCTTTACCGCGCCATTTCTCTAAGTCAGCATCAGGCAGCAATTCAGCAATAGCCTTTGCATAGCTTATGCTGCCCTTGCGCTCAACTAGCGTTAGCTTGCGGCCATGCACCTCTGCATTTTTGCCGCCTGCCATTTCTATCAGCTCGCCCATTAGCTCCTTCTCTTTTGCTGCATCGTCCTTTTGACGTGTTCGCAGCTCGTCAATCTTAGCTAAAATGTCTGCAGCTTCCGCACTATCAATAGCAGAGCGTAGCGGCTCTAAATGCGCAGGGTTGTCTAGCTCAGCAAGGTACTGGCGGTAAAACTCATTGATAGCTGGCAAGTGTTTATCTAGCCACTGCTCGTCAAACTCTACTCGCTCAATTTTTATTTGCTCATGCACATAGTCATCTGCAAAAGCATCGCCCTTGGGCGCTATATATTGGGCAAAGTAGCCATGTTTGCGTCCTGTGCTTAGCATTTCCATTTGCACTTGGTGGTAGTAGTGATGTTGTTCTTCTAGCGTTTTAAACTCGCCACCGTTGCGCAGGCTATAAGGCACTTTAAGCTCTAAAATTCCGCCATCGCTTGTCAGGCCGTCCGGTGATGCGCCCAGCTTATCGCCGTAAGGAAAAAAGCCGCATTCTTCTACGTTTAAACCGCTTTCACGCATAAAGCATAATAGCGCTCGTTGCTCGTTATTATTGCCGTGATGGATTGGCGGTATATCAGCGTTAAATTCGCTTTCGTAGCCGTGATACTCTCGCACCATTGCTCGCATAACATCGGCAGGCTTCTGCCAAGGGCTGACGCCTAAGATGGCGCCCATTATGCTTCCAGTTATGCGCCCTTTGCGCTGCTCAAACCATTCTGGCGAGCGTTGTTTAATTTCATTAGTCATAAGTCACCTGTAGTCATTGCGCCCTTTCGGGCGCTTGTTGTTAAATTAAAACGGCACATCGTCATCCATGTCTTGCACTGGAGCAGGGGCTGCTTGTTGCACAGGCTGCTGTTGAGGCTGTGGTGCTGCGCCTTTGCGTGCGCTAACAGCTTGTACCCAGTTGCCGCTTTTGCCGTTTATTTCCCATTGACCTAGCTTTAGCACCATCGGCGCACCTGTTAAGCGTGTTAAGCTCATGTCGCTAGGCTCTTGCTCGCCTGCAGACTGCATAGCTTGGAATAGCTTGCCACCTGCGTTAGTAGCGATAGCAAACAGCATTTGCTTGCCTTTTTGCGCTTTGCTTGCGTCTAAGTCATAGCATCGTACTTTTTGGAAAATAACACGATTAGCATATTCAGCAGGCTGTGCAATGCGCCATTTGATATTAATAAAACGTGCGCCATCGTACTCGCTGTTTTTCGCTTCTTCTGCTGCAGCTAAGACTTGCGTGCCTTCTGGAATTGGTGCAATCTCGCCGCCGCCCATTTCAAAGTTGCCTGCTGTGTCTTGGTTGATGTCGCTAAAAAAGTTCATAATTATTCACCTACGTTAAAGAATTTAATAAAAGGAATTATTGGGTTAGTGCCTAGCGGTACATCTAGCTCAACTGGCATTCCGTATCGGTTTTTTGCGTTGACAAAACCCACTTGGCCATCACTAGAAGTGATTAGCTTGCGCTCGCCTGTTTTGGTGATGCGGCCATACTTGGTAGTTTGTCCTTTGCGGTTGGTTTCGCTGCCCATTACTAGCTCGTCTTGCTTTAAGTAAAGCACTGCATCAGATTGGCTAACGTAAACGCTTAGTGCTTCGTTACCCATTTCCATGCTGTACACGCTGTAATCTGCTGCAGCGTCTGGACGATTTCGTACTTTCTTGATGCCAGTGTGGGCTAAGAATACAATCGCCATCTGCTTAATTGCGCGTAGCTGCTCGCATTTGTATATAAAATCAGCGTGCCAGCTTGCGACTTCTGAGTATCCTTTGTGAAAACCGCCTGCTGCTTCGCCTACCGTGCCAACATCATCACGCTCGCAAATCTCATGCTCTAGCAGCATGTTAAGTGTTGTGATCGAGTCAATTACTAATGTGCTGTACTCATGCTCTGTAGTCATCAGCTCGTCAACAATACTTAAAAGCGTTTCTTTAGTGCTGCGCTGCATATTGCCTAAGTCGTCTTTCTTGGCCTTTGGTAAGCGTGGCAGCACAGTTGGCTGCGCAGACTCTTCCCAGTTCTCAAACACTGCAGAGCCATCTTCTGTTTGGATAAACAGAGCATTAGGAAACAGTGCGCCTAGAGTTGTTTTACCTGTGCCTGGGCTACCTACTATTGTTATCATAGGTGGTTTAGCATCTGGCTTTTTTGCTTTAGCTAAAAAACTCATTTTATTCTCCTTTTTTCTCTTCTAAAAACTTCTGTAGTGCTGTTACTGTTTTAAGTGTTGGGTTGTCGTTAGTGCCGTTTAAAATTCCATTCAGCGTACTGAATGAAACCTTAGACTTAAACACGATCTCAGATACTTCGTACTCTTTAAGATCAGCTATAAGTTGTTCAAGCATTTGTTTCTCCTCTTTTTGTCAGTGTGTAAGGCATATTAGTATAGTAATTTAGAAAAGTAAAGTATTATATTAATTTAATATATACTTTTTTTGTGACCTGTTTCTAGTGTCTAAGTATTCAACCTCTTTTAATCTGTTTTGCTCTACTAGCATCTCGATACACTTGTTTACATTTTCATTGCCGTATTTCTTATTTCTATTGCGCAGAACACCTGCGCCAATGCCGTTTGGATAGCTACCAACTACCGTTATGATGCCTTCAACCAAGCCTGCTAAACGCTCGTCATTATCGCGGCTGTCAGCGCCCAGGATTGATACGCAGTGGCTTATTTTAAAGTCTGTTACTTTTCTGACGATAGCGTGCGCTTGTCTTACATGCTCAAGCTGTACAATAGGTTTGGCTTCCATTTCTAGTGGTATTGATAAGATGCCAGCTACTTTAATTACCATCTCCCATACGCGCGTAGTAATCGTGTGAAGCCCTTGCCCTTCGTGCTCTAGCTCTAAGCCACGGTTACGCCAGTACATATAAACGCTGTCTAGCTCTTGTCTTGCTTCATCGCTTAGCGGTATTACTTCTTCATCGCCATAAAGCTGCACGCGCTCAAATTCATCGCCTGACGTACCGTTAGCGTAAAGCTGGGTTAGTCTGCTAGATAGCATGATTGGTAGCGGCTGTGGGTTGTAATTCGCACGCCTAAGCGGTAATGCTTCGGACTCTCTAAACAACAATGCGCGCCCTAAAAATCCGTTCACTAGCATGTCGCTATCTAATCTAATTGCAGCGTCAAAGCTGCTAGGCTCACTGATACCAAAAAACGATAGAAACGGCTTTATTATTCCGCTGCTTGTTTGTGCTTTTTCTATTTTTGCTTGCTCTAGCTGCTGCTCTACTTTTTCGTTGCTCCTGCCGTCGTCAATGCGCTTTTGCAGTGATGCGATAAAGCGGTCTATTTTGTCTCCTATTTCTTCGCGCATGTCGCCAGAAACCAAATATCGGCTATTAGCTTTAGTAAAGATTTTCATAATCTCTGCAGGTACTGCTTCTAAGTAGCTAGCGTTGCCTTTTTTCTTCGCTCCGCCAATTTTCGCAAGCATTGCTCCAAATTCATCAATCATGTAAAGGCTTGCCTGCGATCTTACAGCGTTACGCACCAGCTCTTGCTCTGACTTAATGCCGCCGTGCATTGCTGTTGCCATACCCGTCGCTGCAATTAGCTCAGACGCAGACTGGTAAACTGCTTCTTTACCAGATCCACTATCCGCAATAGCAAACGTCATTAAGTTAAGCGTTGTCTTGTATGTTTCATCTACTCGATAGCGCAAACCTGCAGCATTACCAACCACTTGCAAAGCTGCTGCTAGTGCTAAGTTTTTCCTAGGAAACAAGCATTGGTTATCAATCCATTTATAAACGCTGCCAATTAATCCGCCTAGCTCATCTGGATTAAACTCTAGCTCTTTTGGAGCGCTTGGCATTTCTTCTACTTCTTCCCACTCTACGTCTGACTCAAACGTAATGCTTGGCGTGTACCCATCTTCTTTAGCCCACGTTATTAAAGTGCCTTGCGTTACCGGCTCTGCAGACTTACCAAAACTGTGCCACTTGTGGTCTATCGCTTCAGTGTCGTCGCGCCCTGTGCTGATAGTCCACTTCGCCCAGAGATCAGCGCCTACTGCGTCGCCATCTGTTGCGTGATGGATTGCCATGCCTACGGCTAGCCACTTTGAGTAGTCGTGGTCATCGTTCTTTATGCTCATAACAACTTCTGATAGCTCGCTCAGCTCTAAATGCGCGCCCTCTACTTTAAATACTTCGCGCTCTGGCACTTTTAATAATTCCACTAGCTCGCTAGGCGCATTTGTTACATCTGCAGGCTTTCCGCTTATAACTTCATAGCGCATGCCACTTGCGTGCAAAGAGCCACAGCCGACTACAAACCCACTGCTTTTAAAATCAATACCAGGGTAGTCTTTTAAGTTTTGTGCTAATCTGCCTACGTCATCGCTTAACTTAAAGTACCAATGTTCACCACCGCCTGAGCCTGTGCGCACAATAAACTTAGACTGCGCTCTAATATGCTGCAGCTTTTCCGCTGACTCAAAGCCACCGTTTCGACCGTCCACGTCTACAACTAACAATCCTTTTACTAAAACGCCGTAGTGATCTAGCAGCTGGTTGCCAAAGTAAACGCCTTCAAAGTCCTCTAAGTATTCAAGCTGATCATCATCATATAAAGTAGAGTGCTGCCAGTTGCTTGCTTTTGGGTGTTTGGCAGCTGCTGCGCATTTCGGGTTTTCGCAACCACATTTGCCATTAATTACAGGGTGCAGCGGAAATATAATCCATTGCGCTTCTATTGCGTCTGTGTAGTCAACTACAGCCATTATGCGACCCTCCGTACAAATAAAACATTATTCATGTCTGCGATTGTTATAACTTCAATGCCAGCTTCTTTTGCCACCTTGTAAATTGCTTGCCTTGTTTCAGCTAGGCTTTTTTCACGCTGAAGCCTGGGACAAACCACTTTAAACGACTTGTAATCGCCATCTTCACTTAACTCCATTAGTTTTTTGTAGACTTCTAGTAAGTAGGTATTTTGTCTGTACATCGCTTTTCTCCTGTTTAGAAAGATTAGCATTTTTAGCTATTTACTAACAAATAGCAACGTATTTTAGCTAGATGAATAATAATCATCAGATAATTATTAATGATTATTCATTGATTATTTATCGTTTTTCATTGTAAGTCTTTGATTTTAAAAGGTTTTTTGATGATTATGCGATAGATAATAGTTATTCGTTAGAGAGAGATAGATATACATACTATAGATACTAGATACAGAAGTACTATGGACTCTATATTCCTTCTAAAAGAGATATATTTATATATCTTTAATATAATTATTTAATTATTATTTATCTCTGTAAGCCTTACACACCAACGGTTATAGGTTATTTGATGATTAACCGCATAAAATTATTCATCGAAATTTGTTTTTTATCTTTTTTTAGCTATAGTGAGCATGTGGCAGCGAGTTGCAACTCGTGCTGGCTTAGTCACCCAGCGTGCCACTTCACTCAGACTAACCATGACGAGGTATCAAATGAAATACAAAAACCTTCAATCAGCACTAAACAAACTTGCAAGCACTCAAAAGCAAGTCGATAGCATTAGCGCAAAAAACAGCGAATTAAACTTTGAAAATTCAACAGCAAAGCGCAGGGCGGCAGCAGATGATCGATTGGTGTCTGCATGCTATGAGCGTGACAAGGCTCTAGAGTTGTTCGAGTGCGAATTAGTCAATGCTGGTTTTAAAGAGCCTGGCGCAGTTGAGCAGTACCTACCACGTGAGATAATACAGTCAGTAGGTCATGGTCACTCGCTACGCTTGCTGCATGTGCCGCCAGTGCCAGAGTGCATGAAAGAATACGAGGAAGCGCACAAAGAGGTGGTGCTATGAAATTACAAGACTTAGTTTTCACAGACGGCATCGCCACCTTAGCAACACCAAGCGACGGCGTATTGCGCATCGTGGCTAACGACGACTTGAACTTGAGCTACTCAGCCAGCTTGCACTATGATTGCGAAATAACTAACCTTGGCTGCTCAATAGCAACAAGCGCGCTAGAGGTCATTTTAAGCGACCTATTCAATAAAGATGGGCAAGGTATGGGGCAGGACGTTAAAACGCCTGAAAAGGGGCTTAATTTAAGCCAGAGCGGTATGAAGTACGACGCAGGCAAGACAGACCCATCGCTAATACTAAATGGTATGCCTAGGGCGTTACTAGCAGTGGCAGAAGTGGCTACTTTTGGCGCTAAGAAGTACGCCCGTGATGGTTGGCAAACAGTGCCTAACGCCCTAATGCGCTACACAGCGGCAAAAGACCGGCACAGGATTGAGGGCGCTATGGCTGAATATGATACTGAGAGCTGTTTACTGCATGCAGCGCATGAGGCGTGGAATGCACTAGCAGTGTTAGAGCTAAAGTTGCGTGAGAGTGAGATTGACGAAATGGCGTTTAAGCATACGCTTGACGACACAGCCGAATAGCGATATATTCACACTATCCTCCTCGGATACTAGGCCAAAGAGTTTATCCTTTTTCTTTTTGGCCTTTTTATTAAAATAAAGGTTGCACGCTGCAATAAAAGGGTATAAGATAGACTTATCAAATCGAGAAACACAAAAAGGAAAGTAAAATGACTAACTACAAAAAACCAACACTTACAGAAATCCGTAAAGACGTACAAGCCGCCGGTGGCACTTACGAGAAATGCAGATTTTACTTAAACGGGCATGATGCTTATAAAGTAAATGGCAAGATCTACACTAAAAACGAAATGATCGAAGCGCACATGCGTGGCGACTTATAGAGAACGCCACACCAGCAATGGGGCAAGTGCTTAAACAGTTATTTTTGGAGAGAGACTATGGAAAACAGAGGGCACGTACATGCTGAGTCAATGGCTCTGTATGCAGAAGATGCCAAGGTACACGAGAAGCCGTGGGAGTTGTGGCAGGTTCGTCATAAGGCTCATGCATGGTATAACCTCGTCGATAGCCCTACGTGGATCACGAGTTTAGAATACAGACGCAAGCCAAAGACACACTTTGTTCATGGTGTTGAGATACCTGACTTGCGTATTAAGCCTATTCATGGACAAGAGTATTTGTACCCAGACCCAAGCTCGAAGGATCTTGTACAGACCACAACTCATGGAAGACAACCAGCATCAGATAGTCACAGGATAGAAAACAACTTATGCTACAAGCACTCCTATGAAGGCAAGCAAGCAGCAATACTTCACGCTAAAGCTATGCTTGAGAATTACAAGAATTGAAAGCGGCTACCAAGTAGCCTAACCGACACCGCCCCAGCAATGGGGCAACAACACTAAAAAAGGAAACTAACATGACTTGCATAATATCAAGAGAGGTCGACCAACACACAGCACGCGTAGACGAGCTAGAGCGTTACGATAATTGGCTAACGGACTACCAGCCAACTGCTGAGGACTACTATGAGGTGCTAGATGGCCTTGTAACCGATGATGAGCTAGAGGTAATACTAGACGTTGTGCGGTTTATCTTAGCCAATGACTTGCAAACTGGGGGGCTAGCTGGCGTTAAAGACTTGATGACCAAGACGCCACATCAATCACTGTTTTGTTTAGCTGAGTATATCGACATAATGGACATGATGGAGTTAGCAGAGATGATTGAACGATCTTACGAGGTGGCAACCACCAGCGGTCATTTAATGAAAGGTTTTGAGAGCGCGGTTGATGAGTACCTGAAAAACTCAGACGAAATCTATAAAAAATATCAAAAGGAGATAGCTAATGACTACTAACCCAACACCCGAGCAAATACTGAAAGCACAGGCGCACAGGACGGACTCAGAATGCGCCAAAATGGTAGGCGTGAACAAATCGACGTGGGGCAGATGGCGTAAGGGAGAGGTTGATATGCCTTACTCGCCTTGGAGATTGTTTAATATACTGATTGGCACAACAAAAGGAGCTAAAGATGAGTAAAATACTAACAGCAGTGCTGGTAAGCCTGGCACTAGCAATACTCTTTACCGCAGGCTTGTTACTGCAGGCAATGGATAATAAAGCTCTAGTGCAAGTGCAAACAGGAAAGAAAGCATTGTGGTGCCACATGGCTGACGGGTACAGGCAGATTGAAGCAAGTAAGGTCGTAGGTTTTGACAGTAGTCGCTGGTACTTTGTAAAAGGTGGGAGCGCTAAGTCATGCAGCATCAAATAGACATCACTAATCGAGCGCACGTAGTAGGCGTCGGCTTGAATGAATTGTTAGGCCGCAGTGCCAGAAAGGAGAATAGAAATGAGTTTGAAAGATACGATACCCGAATGTTACTACAAGGGCGATGCTGAAAAACCACATGCCGCTACTGTTGGAGAACTAAAGCAGTTGCTTGGCCAGTTACCTGATGATCTTCCGATAATGCAGGGGTTTGGGCAAGGAGTGAACCTATGCGTGTATAACGTAAAGTGCCACACCGCACATCTTAGTTTTGACGATGAATATGATGATTAGCGCCATAACCCCGCTATTTTGCGGTGCACGTTAGTGCGTCCGAGCGCCTTGTTAGGTTACCTATGCCGTGCCACTAAGACAGGCTACAGAGAAAACTTGGTTTAATAACTCGCAGCATAAAAAAAGGAAAGTAGGAATGAAGTACGTCCAAGGCAAATACTCCGACGAAGAGCGTGAGTATATAAAGAAAAACTTTGGCAGGTATAGCGCCAAGGAGTTAGCGGCAAACCTAAATCGCAAGTATGCGTCGGTGCTACAGTTCATCTATTTGAATAAGATCAGAAGCAAGCGCAAACCAGTGTGGCAGACTAGATACACAGACGAGCAGCTCGATTATGTGCGCAAGTGGTACGGTAAAATCAGGCTAACGGCAATTGCTAAAAACCTTGGTGTTGATCGCAATAAGCTATACTACGCTATAATAAAACTAGGCATAGAGCGCCATCACCCGACAGAATACCTACAGACGCACTACTGTAGAGACGAGATAAAAGAGCTGATCGACAACGGCGCATCGGCTAAGGAGATAGAAGATCAGATAGGCATTGCTTACTCTTATCTAATGATGCTAGTTCGTCAGAAGTTGCCGGAGTATCAGGCGAAACTTAGGGCGAATAATAAGATGGCTAGGCAATTAGCAGCACAGAATAAGCAGTGCTATACTGCAAACAACACGACCGCAGCCACTGGCTTGCTACGCTGCGGTTATCACGACTCACTAGCGTAACCAGTGTGTATTGATAGCCACCTGTGCACCGCTCGCAACGGATAACCAAAGCACGGGGTAGCTTCCCACGGCGGCACGGGTGGTTATCAATGCAGTGAATGCCAAGGCTGATTGGTTAATCAGAGGAGGTTTATATGATCCAACAGAAATCAGTAGCGAAATGTCTACTAACTAAAACTAAAGGGGGAGTTATGGCATATCGATTTTACCTGGAGGTATTCGATGATAACGGCCAGAAGGTTTATGACGAGCAGCTTCTTGGCAACAATGAGTGCTTTCATGAAGATGAGCTTAAAAAACTAGGACTGACACTTAATGAGGAAGGGTTAATCTATACAGATGATGCTCAAATCGTCGATTTAAACGTCTTGCTAGATGTTTTTGAAAGCCATTATAGAAATCATATTTTTCAGGGTGCTATCTTAGAAATGACAGGCCAAGAGCTTCTGCTTGAGGGGATTTTTATGACTATTCCGTCCTATACCCACGTTGGTCATTACGCCATTATTTATGATGCCCTTCACAAATTAAGCTGCAAGGACAAGCTAGTAGCTAAAGTCCATTTTTCATAACCACCAGCTTTACGAGAATAATGCAGTGCGGCGTGGGAAGCAGCACTTGAAGCTTGCAAAAAAAATATGGATTGAAAAGTAAAATAACTCAATTCAATACTGCGGATATAGCTCAGTTGGTAGAGCAGCGCACTTGTAATGCGAAGGCCGGAGGTTCGATTCCTTTTGGTGGCACCAAAATAGGAAGGTTGGCAGAGTGGTTTATTGCAGTGGGTTGCTAACTCACCGTGCGCTAAAGCGCACCGAAGGTTCAAATCCTTCACCTTCCGCCAGTTTGCGCTTATAGCTCAATTGGATAGAGCATCGGCCTTCTAAGCCGAGGGTTGCAGGTTCGAGTCCTGCTAGGCGCACCAGATTAAACAACCAAGGAGGTTGTATGAGCGAAAAAACAAAGCAGCCTGTTGGTAGGCCGACAAAGTATAATGATGAATTGCAGGCTTTGGCAGATACTTACATTTACAACTATGCTGAGCAAGGTGATGTAATTCCTAGCCGAGTTGGCTTGTGTTGTTTTTTAGGTATTTCTAAGCCGACAAGCTTTGAATGGGAGAAGATTTACCCTGAATTTTCTACCACGTTAGCCGCCATTGACGCATTACAAGAGAACGTAGCCTTAAACCGTGGCTTAGACGGTACGTTTAATTCAACAATCGTAAAGCTGGTTATGGCAAATCATGGCTATAGTGACAAGCAAGAGCTTGCGCACACGTCACCCGATGGAAGCTTAGGCCCCACTCGCATCGAGATAGTGGCACCCAGTCACGAAAAATAGTATAATGCTCATGCGGCACCTAGGCATAGGGTGGGAGATGAACGCCCCACAGCCGCAAACTAACTTCAAGCGTTCACCACAGTTCGAGGTAGTCACTATGAAACCCAATAAATACCCATCATCTGATTTCTTTAATTCTATATACGATTACAGTGACGGGTGTCTTTTCCATAAAAGCAATCACAAGTCAAAAAGGTACGCTGGACAAAGGGCTGGTAGGGTGCAGAGGGCGGGGTACAAAGAGTATCGGCAGGTAAAGACTGGCGGCAAGTTGTACTACGAGCACAGGGTGGTGCTGATAATGCACGGAGTCGATATACCTGACGGCATGCAAGTTGACCATATTAATGGGTGTGGTACAGATAACAGGCTGAGCAATCTGCGGGTTGTTTGTCGCATTAAGAATAATAGAAACAAGCTAAGAAGCACGCGGGGGTCTGCAAGCGGCTTCACTGGCGTTACGTACGACAAGCATGCGGGCGCAAGAAAGTGGAAAGCGTATATAGAGGTTTTAGGTAAGCACATAAACCTAGGGCTATATGCGACACCAGAAGAAGCATATAAAGTAAGATTGAAAGCGGACGAGGAATACGGATTTGAATCAACGCACGGCAGCCAAGCCATATGTCAACGCTAAAGGTTGAAATAGCCCCAAAGCTAATACCGCTATTCGCCCCATCTAGGGGCTCTTTACGCTATAGGGTGATGAATGGTGGCCGTGGTAGCTCTAAGTCTTTCACAGCAGCCAAGATGGCGGCTATATGGGGCGCTATCGAGCCACTACGCATTCTATGCGTTCGAGAGTTTCAAAACTCAATTAAAGAGTCATTCCACGCAGAGCTAAAAAACGCTATACAGTCGGACAGCTGGTTATCCAGTGTTTACGATGTAGGCGTTGACTATCTAAGACACAAAACAAACGGCACAGAGTTTTTATTTAAAGGTTTGCGGCATAACATTGAGGGTGTTAAGTCAATGGCGCAAATAGACTTGGTAATATGCGAGGAGTCAGAAACGATACCGCATAGAAGTTGGCAGGATTTAATACCAACAATACGAGCGCCTAAATCTGAGATATGGATTATCTACAACCAGAAGAGTCGCGATAGCTGGGTGGCTAAAACATTCGACAGCGACACGCTACCGCCCAGAACAATGGTCGTCACAATCAATCACAGCGATAACCCTTGGTTCAGTCCTGAGCTAGACGAGCAGCGATTGCATGACCGAGATACGCTAGACCCAGCACTTTACGCACATATATGGGAAGGCGCATACTATGAGCAGAGTGAAGCGCAAGTGTTCGCTGGTAAGTATGAGCAGCAAGAGTTTGAGCCGATGCAAGGTTGGGACGGGCCATACTTCGGCATTGACTTTGGTTTTGCCAACGATGAAACGGCAGGCGTTAAAACGTGGGTGCATGATGGCACGCTTTACATTGAGCATGAGCTATATATCAAGCACTTAGAAACAGACCACATGCCTGGCGAATTGATTGAACTATTGCCCGGTATTGAGCAGCATGTTTCTAGGGGTGATAATGCACGACCTGAAACAATAAGCTACCTAAAGCGTCACGGATTGCCAAAGGTTGAAGCATGTAAGAAAGGTAAAGGCAGCGTAGAAGATGGCGTAGAGTTTATAAAATCATTTAAACGTGTTGTAATACACCCAAGATGCAAGAATACTATTAACGAGTTTGGATTATATAGCTATAAAGTGGACAGGTTGAGTGGTGATATATTGCCAACTTTAGTAGATAAATATAACCATGCGATTGACGCTCTACGTTATGCGCTAGAGCCAATCATGCACGCCAAACCAAAAGCCAAACTAAGAAAAATCAGAGGACTAGCATAATGTCAGTCAGCACAAAGCACCCGCAATACGAGCAGATACAAAAAGACTGGCAGCTAATGCAAGACTCGCTTGCTACTGGTCAGCAGATCAAAAACAAAGCAACAGCTTACTTGCCTAAAACGTCCGGTATGCGTGAAGCTGAGATCAACGCTAATTCAGACGATGCCGTAATCACATCAGAGCAAGCGCGACAACTCTATGAGGCATACAAAGAGCGTGCTGTTTATCCGTTATGGGTTAAAGATGGTCTAAGGACAATGATGGGCTTGCTCGCTAAGCAAGAGCTAGACATTGTGCTACCAAAGCGCATCGAGGGCTTGCTGCAAAGCGCCACGTCTGATGGTCACGACTTAAAACAGCTATGGCTAAGAACATGCGTGGCACTGCTTACCAAAGGCCGTGCGCCACTGGTGGCAGACTATGACGATAACGCAGAGCCGTATATCAGCGAATACAGCGCAGAGTCAGCGATTAACTGGAAACAATCTAGCGTAGAAGGCCGCCAAGATTTAATCTTAGCCGTTTTTGAAGAGCAACAGCAAGATGGCGACATTTACAGCCACAAAACTAAGAAAGTTTACCGCGTTTTTTCGCTTGAAGATGGGCAGGCCGTATCGCGACTGCTTACAGAAGATGAAGCAGAAATAGAGTTCGAGTACATTGGTAATCAAGTAGGCGAAAGCATTAGCCCGCTTGATTTTCTGCCAGTGTTGTACGCAGGCACAACAGACAACAATCCAGACGTTGACGAAATCCCACTGCTAAGCATGGCGCTGGCTGCTATCAAGTATTACCAGTTAAGCGCAGACTATTACACGTCAATGCACTACACCAGCCACCCGCAACCAGTTATAACAGGCGCAGGCGATGCCGAATTGCGTGTTACTGGCCCAATGGCCGCTTGGGATTTACCCGAAGGTGCGAGCGCGTTCTACTTAGAATTTACAGGGGCAGGCATTGAAGCAATACGCTTGGCAATGACCGACCAACACCATGCAGCGATTGAAGCAGGTGCTAAAGTGATGGACGTGGGTGCAGAGTCAGGAGAGGCACGCAAGACGCGCCAAGATGACCAGCACATGACATTATACGGTGTTGCCAAGCAAGCAGCCGCAGCGATTGAGCAAGTAGCAAAATACTTGGCGCAGTGGCAGGGTATTAATCCTGATGAAGTCAAGATAGACATAGAGCCAAAATTCACGCGTAAAGACGTGGACGCGGCCATGCTAACGATGATTGGTAACCTTGTGTTGTCGGGTGAGTTGTCTAATAAGGTACTTTATGAAGCGCTACGCAAAGCAGGCTTAACAGAATACACAGATGTTGAGCTTGACGCATTGCGTGAGGGCGGTGACTTAGGTTATGGTGAAGAATAGAGACGCGCAGAACAAGTTAGCCGAAGCCATGACTAAGCATGCGGCTTGGCTGCATCGTGCTGCCACTGCGCAGGTGAATGACTCTATTGAGCTAATCAATAAAGAGTCGCTAAAGCTATCCAGGATATTAGCTGATGAATTAGACAGTTTAACGGCTACAGAATTAAAGCTATTAGGCCAAGGCAAATACAGCACCAAGCGCTTGAAAAGCGTAAAGTCTGCTATTGATGGTTGGTCAAATGACTTTGGTCAGAAGTTTAGCCAAATGACGCTTGAAGGCTTTGAGCAACTAGGCGGCTATGAAGCTGAGTATACTAGACGCAGTTTAGCAGCGGCCACAGGCAGTAAGACGCTAGCAGCAGCACCAAGCGCAGCGGCAACACTGGCAGCAGCTAAAGCACGTCCTATATTGGGCGAAATGATGGCAGACCTAGTCAAAGGTTTAGCCGAAAAGAATAAGCAAGTGGTTTACAACACGTTGCGCCAAGGCATTAACCAAGGCATGACGACGCCTGAGATAACCAGGGCGATTGTCGGCACCAAGGCATTGAAGCGCAAAGACGGCACTATGCAGCAAGCACGAGTGGCAGCGGCTAGGATTGTTCGCACTGGTCGCAATCATGTTTCAAACGTGGCGTATGAAGAGACATATCAGGCGCTAGGCGTTAAGGAGCTGATATGGGTATCTACGCTAGATGGTAGAACATGTTTTGTTAAGGGTACAAAGGTAGACACGCCAGACGGAAAGAAGGATATAGACAAGCTCGCTCGGGGCGACTATGTTATTGGTGGCAGTGGTGAGAAAAGAGAAGTGCTAAACACAATGAAGTACAAAACAGAAACTCTTTGCAGAATAACGTTAAGCAACGGTGAAGTGATTGTTTGTACTACTGACCACAGATTTTGGAATGGCAAAAAATGGGTTAACGCTGAGGACTTAGAGGTGGGTTGCGACCTGCCTAGTGTGATATAATCAGTCTATCAAGGGCGCACTAACGCCCCTAATAAACCTACCACTAAGACTATTGGGAGTCATAATGGATACAAAGTATTGTACATGCGAGACATGTTCAGGGCAATTTAAATTCAGGAAAAGCAAGTCAAATAAGTTTTGCTCTATAGGGTGCTATCGAGTAGCGCAAAGGAGCGGCAAGTACAACAGAGGTAGTGGCAGGATACATGAATGTGCTCACTGCAAGAAAGTGGTTGTCGGTGTTAGCAAGAGTAAGAAGAGAGATGGCACTGCAAGCGATAACGTTTTTTGTGACAGAGGTTGCTACAACGACTACAGGACAGAAATTAAAAGTAAAAAAGTAGGCTCATGCAAGCATTGCAGCAAAGCGATGCTTAGTGGCGATGTGAGTAGAATGGCAGTGTACTGTAGTTGGGATTGCAGGCTAGCCGATAAGAGAGCGAAGCCAAAAAACTGCATTTCGTGCGGGTGTTTTTTTACGGCAGTGAAGTTTATAAAGAGTAGAAAAGCATACATTGGAGTTAGCTCTATAAAGTCATGCTCTTACAAGTGCTATATAGAGAACATTAAAAACAATAAAGAGCGGAAGCAAAAAATAAGCGACGCTTTCACTGGAGACAAGCACCCAAACTGGCAAGGTGGAGCACCAGTTAGCAATAGAGGGTATAGGGGTCACAAATGGCAGAAGTGTCGTGAGAGAGCGCTAAAAAGAGATGGCTATAAGTGCATAAGGTGCGGCATGACTCAAGCCGAATCGATTGAGAGAAATGGTAGGAGTTTAGAAGTTAATCACATTATACCGTTCTGGCAATTTCAGGGCGATAATAGCAAGGCAAACAAGCTGAGCAACCTAGAGACACTTTGCAGGTCGTGCCACACGAAGGCAGAGTGGGAGTATAGAAGATCCAATCACATGCAGAAGGTGCTTCCCTTTGGTTAGTGTAGAGTCAGTAGAAATAATAGAGCTTGATGAGCAGGTAGATGTATATGACATTGAGGTTGATGTTGAGTCATGCTTTCAAATGTCTGGCATTGTTGCTCACAACTCAAGTACATGCGCAAACCTTGACGGCCAAAGGTTTAAGGTAGGCGAGCCACACCCGACACCGCCAGCGCACCCTAATTGCCGAAGCGCACTAATACCAGCGCTAGATGGCGAGGTGGCAGGTAAGCGACCTTATGTTGCAGACAAGCGCAAAGTAGGCGATATACCAGTAGATCAGCGTGACGGTATGATCGGCCAAGTATCAGCTAAGACTACTTACCCTGAGTGGTTTAGCCGTCAAAATGCAGCGTTTCAGCGTGAGTGGCTGGGTCGCTCAAGATACGAGCTTTACAAGAAAGGCGGCTATACATTAGATAAATTTGTAGACCCGCTAGGAAAAAGGTTATCATTAGACGAGCTACGTTTAAAAGACGCGGCAACCTTTAAAGAATTGTTTGATTAGCCGTTAGGCGGCCACCACGCTCAAGGAGCAAAGCATGTTAGATTTTGACGAATTAGGTATTGAGTTAGACGACGAAGCCAAGCAGAAAATCATCGACGCGGCTAAGAACGCACACGATGAAAGCGTTGCAGGCTTAAAAGCAAAGCGTGACGAGTTGCTAGGCAACCAGAGTAAACTGAAAGAGCAGTTGAAACAGTTTGAAGGTGTAGACGTTGAGCGCTACAAAAAGTTTGAGACTGTGCTGAATGAAAACGAAGAAGCAAAACTCATTGCCGATGGCAAGATTGACGAGCTAATCAATAAGCGCTTGAGTCGTGAGCAAGCTACATGGCAATCACAGCTTGAGCAAAAAGATACAGAAGCGCAAAAGCTACAAAAGCAGATTGAAGCATTACAAGGCGCTACTATCGCCAGCGGCATTGCATCGGCAGCAGCTAAAGCGGGTTTGGCACCCACGGCTATTGAAGATGCTCAACTAATCGCTAAGCATTCAGGTTGGGCGGTAGAAGATGGCCAGCCTGTTTTGCGTAACGGTGAAGAAGTGGTGCGCGGCAAAGATGGCCCGATCACTTTTGACGAATGGCTGGAGTCTCAAAGAGAAACAAGGCCGCACTGGTTTCCAAGCCCTAAAGGTGCAGGCAGCCTAGGCAATAAGAGCGGTGGACAGCTAAGCGATAACCCATGGAAAAAAGAAAGTTTTAACCTTAGTCAGCAAGGCCGACTAATTAAAGAAAACCCAGCATTAGCGGCTCAAATGAAAGCCGAAGCTGGTGTAAAATGATCTGATAAGTGGCTAGGCTGCTTACTGACAACAAACCTAAACCAACTATCAGGTGATAATTATGAGCACTAAAATTTCAGACGTGATCGTACCAGAAGTATTTAACGATTACTTTATTAACCGCACGGCAGAGCTAGCCAAGTTTTACTTGGGCGGCATTGTCTCTAACGATTCGCAGCTTAACACGCTAGCTCAGTCAGGCGGTCGTTTGCTTAACATGCCGTTTTGGAGCGACTTAACCGGTGACGATGAAATTTTATCGGACAGCGGTGCATTGACTCCGGGTAAAATCCAAGCAGGTCAAGACGTTGCAGTATTGCACACGCGTGGTCGTGCATGGTCAGTTAATGATTTAGCCAAAGCGCTATCAGGTGATGATCCGATGGCCGCAATTGGTGACTTGGTTGCTCAATATTGGGCGCGCCGTTATCAAGCAGTTGCACTAGCGTCATTAAAAGGCGTTATCGCTGACAACGTAGCAAACAACAATGGCGACATGGTTGCAGGTGATGGTTCTGCTGACTTTGACGCAAACCTATTCATTGACGGTCAGGCGACCTTTGGTGATGCGATTGGCGGCCTTAGCGGTATTGCTTTCAACCCAGTGGTTTATCACAACCTTAAAAAGACTGATAATATCAGCTTTGAAAAAGAGAGCTTGGGCGATCTTGAAGTTGAAACCTACCGTGGTTTGCGCGTGATTGTTGACCGTAACTTGCCTGTGACCACTGGTACGCCCGACACGTACACCACGTACCTGTTCGGTAATGGCGCTATCGGCATGGGTCAAGGTAGCGCGCCAGTACCGTCTGAAACTGACCGCGACAGCTTAGCAGGTGAAGATATTTTAGTGACTCGCTCACACTTTATCATGCACCCACGTGGCGTGAAGTTCACTGACACTACAGTCACCGGCACTAGCCCATCTAACGCTGAGCTAGAGTTAGCAGCAAACTGGTCACGAGTTTATGACCGTGAGCAAGTACGTGTTGCAGCGATTGCAACTAAAGGCTAAACGAGAGGGGCGCAAGCCCCTTTTTACTTTAAGGAATTTGACATGAGCGTTACAGCATTTAATCGAAAGCGTCGCGAAGATGCAGCCAAAGCCGCGGAAAAAGCAAAGCAGGCAAAACAAGCACCAGAGAAGAAACCAGCCGCGAAGAAAACAAAAGCAACTAAATAGCAGGGCTTAGTGTTATGAAAGAATTTATCACAGTAGCAGAAGTTGATGCCTTGTTGCCGATGGGTTGGCAAGGCTCAGGCGACAAAGACCAAGGCGTGTTGCAGGCTAACGTTTATCTAAATACGCTCAAGTTTAAGGCGTGGGAAACACAGCCCGAAGCGGTAACAATGGCAGGCGCAGAATTAGCCCGTGAAGGCGCTACAGGTGAGCTATTTAAAGACACCGAAGGCACTATAAAGCGCAAGAAAGTAAAAGCCGATACAGTAGAGTCGGAAAAAGAATACGTTGATGGTAGCGTTCCGATTAGTGGCAAGATGCAGTATATCAATGCACTGTTAGCGCCTTGGCTGGTGGGTAAAACTGGCATTAAGATTTTAAAGAGGCTGTAATGGGCTTACGTGACGAGATACAAGCAGACATAGCCGAAGCGTTTGATGATGACTTGGCCGATGCGGTAGGCACTATCACGCTCACAGGCACGACACAGGGCGAATATGACCCTGTGACTGGCACTATTCCAGAAGTGACGCAAGACTACACAGCAAGGGGCGTATTTAGCGGCTATGATAGACAAGAAGTGGACGGACAGCATGTTCTCGCTACTGATATTAAGGTCACGATACTACAGAACGAAATCTTAGACGAAGCCGGAAACCGAGCGGTGCCGAAAGTCGGCTTTACAATAATCAGGGGCACAAAAAACAGTTGGTTCTACTGGTTCTTCAAGTATAGCGAGTTTGCTACGTTCCGAGTGCTACAGGTATTACAAGACCCAGCAGCAGCAACGTGGACTATTCAGCTTAGGGAGAAGTAGGTGGCAGCAATAAGTCTAGACGAACACAGGCCGCACTTTCAAGGCGAAGCCATCTGTACTGAATGCAAGCACACTTGGCAAGCATTAATACCGACAACAGCTTGCAAAGAGTCGATGGAGTGCCCGTCTTGCTCTAGATTCTTTGGCGTGTTTAGAGCGCCATTTATGCCAGATGAGTTTTTTGAGTGCAATTGTGGCAGTAGCTTATTCAGCATAACTAAAAGCGGCTATTGTTGCAGGTCGTGCGGCTCAACTGCTATGCTTTAAAAGCCGAAAGGCAAATTTTTAATAGGTGACGCTATGAGTTGGTCAAAATCATTAAGCGGCTTTGCAGACGAAGCGGAGAAAGCTCTAACAGAGCGCCAAAAAGATATTGCATTGTACTTTTTGCAGCAAGTTATTGTTGGCTCGCCAGTTGATGAAGGTACCTATCGTGGCAACCATAGGGTGACAGTTGACGGCATAACGCTTGATTATGATATGAGCTTAAAAGACGCAGGCGGCCAAATGACGCTAATGAGTGGAATGCAGCAAATCGGCACTGTTAGTCAGCCATTCGGTTCAATAACAATTCAGAATAACCTACCCTATGGCGAGCGCATAGAGAACGGCTGGTCTATGCAAGCAGCGTCAGGCGTATACTCAGTGGCACTTAATAGCACAGTGGAAAAATTCAAATGACATTTAACGAAATCAGGGCAGCCATTGAAGTGCGCGCAAGTACCTGGAGCATGTTGAACGGTACGCCACCAATCGCATATGATGGCTTGGCACCAAGCGCGGCAGTAGTAGCAGCGCAGAACGCCAAATCGCCATGGGTGCGCTTAACGATTATTGATGGCGACAGCTTTACCGCTTGCATTGGCGACAGACCAGAACCAAGACGCACAGGCGTTATAATGCTAGAGATTTACACTAAGCGCGACACAGGCTCGGCAGAGGCTAGGCGTGTAGCAGACTCACTAGCAGCGCACTTTGAATACTGGCAGGAAGGCAAGCTGTCTACTAATGCAGGGCGCATAGTTAGCGTTCCGGCTGAAACGAATTATTACAGACGAAACTTTATGATTGGCTTTGAAGCTGATTAACGCTGCCCGCTTAATTGCGGGTTTTTATTGCTTATGAATGCCGCATGTTGACACCATAGTGCGGAAGGTATAGAGTGTTGTTGTTCGGCCAATTAAATACTAAAAGGTGAAGAAGATGGGTGCCTTGGTTTTAAATGTTATATGCACAGCATTGTTGTTCATAGGAGTGAGTGTCTTTTTTATGAAGACTGTGGATTTTGACGATATTCCTTATTTGTTAGCTTGCACGGCGGTGGTTATTTATCTTTTTAGCGCTGCTGTTTTTGCGATAGGGGTGCTAGTTAAGATATGGCTACGAGGGTAGTTACATAATGAAAACCATCGACGTAAGAGCAAGACTAGAGCCAGCCACTCACGCAAAGCTAAAAGCAATGGCTAGGCGTGAAGGGTTGAGCATGAATTGGCTTATCAATAAAGCCATTAAAGATTTAATTAAAAAAGGTGAAGTGAAATGAAAGAATTAGACGAATTAGCTTACCCATTTGAAGGTGGCGAAAATAACGGTCATCGACCGCACTCAGGAATGACTTTGCGCGACCACTTTGCAGGGCTGGCTATGCAGGCGTTTATAAGCACAGCAGCAGCGCCTTGCTTAAACGGCCTAGATGGCTTTGAGCCATACACAGCTAAGGCAGCCTACAAACTAGCTGACGCAATGCTAGAGGAGCGTAAGAAATGAAACTACCACGCAAAGCAAAACAAGCCGTGCAGCTAGTCGCAGCCATTGCTGGTGGCTACATTGGCACAGTGCTTTTGATTGATGCGCCTTGGTTGATTGAGCAATGGGATAGCGTTGATCGTCTTGGCTTTCTTGTCATTGCTATGTTTTTGTATGAGCCTTAGCAACTGTACATAAGCTAGACACTCAAGCCTGATATACTGTATTCTCGATATGGGTTATAATCCAACAAAACCTTGAGGTATTACTTATGTCAGGCTCTAACCAGATTCGCATTGCCTATAAAAAGGCAGGCGCTGCAATTACAACGTGGAAAACACTCCGCAAAACTAACGACACTTTAACCGTAGGCACTGAAACGCTCGTTTCAGACGAAGTACGCTCAGACCGCAAGCTAGCAGGCTCTAAAGTCGTAACCTTAACCGGTGGCGGCACGATTGACTTTGAATTCGCAGCAGGTGATTTTGATGATCTGCTTGAAGCTGCATTCATGTCTGCATGGTCGGCCGACTCGCTAGAAATCGGCACTACTAAAGTTGAGCTGGATATTCTTAAATCCTACACTTCAATCGGCAAGCATGTATTTATCGGTAAGGCGATTGTTTCCAATCTGTCTATTGATATGCAAGCAGGGCAAAAAATCACTGGCCAGATCACAGTGATGGGCGGTGAAGTTGATGAAGACTACGCTATCACGACCGACACGTTCGAAGCGGCAGGCGATGCTCTATTCATGGACAGCTCTAACAACCTTGGCTCTTTAACTGTAAACGGCACAGCGGTTACCGGAATGTGTTTTACTGGCATGAGCCTAGACTTAGACAACAGCGTGCAGTCAGACCAGTGCATTGGCTCGTTAGTGCAACAGCATCACGAGAACACCGCAGTAGTAACAGGCGGTATCACTATTCGCGCAAGCGCAGCAGCGTTCGACTTGTGGAAAAACTCTATTGGCAATACACCAATTGCACTTGGCTATACTTTATCGGACGGCGCCAAGTCGTATGCGGTAACAGTAGCAAGCGCATACTTAGACGGTGACCTGCCAAGCGGCGGTCGTGACGAGATATTATCATTTGATATGACTTACACGGCAGGCGCAAAGGCTAACGGCGATTACTTGAAAATCGTTCGCACAGTCTAATTAGTTAGCCCTCTTTGCTGTCGTCCGTGGCATTGGGGGCTTTCAAACTAACGGACATAAATTTAACGGACAAGGTGAATAACATGGCTTATATCTTTAAAAAATACGACGATAACAAGCGCAAACTAGGCGCATGGATTAACATTGATGGCGGCAAGTTCCGTATATCATCTTATGCACACTCAGAAACGCAGAAACAATATCAAGAAGTAAAAGAGCGCAACGAAGCAGAGTATGGCGACCAAGAGCCGCCATTGGAAGTGCGTATTGCTGATGAAGCTAGAGTGATTGCCGAAACCTTACTGCACGATTGGGAAGGCGTGTCGGCACACGACGAAGAAGGTAATGTTGTAGCAGTGCCATTTACACGTGAGAACGCTTACGAGCTACTGCTGAATGATGACCCGCTGCGTGAGCGCATTATTAAAGAGTCAATGCGCCAGGCTAACTTTGAACGTGATAAGATAGCTAAACAAACAAAAAAGCAGTAGCGTATCTAAAGTACATACACGACTGGCAAGGGAATGACAGCGTGTATAGTGATGTAGCAAGAGCGCTTGGAGTAAAGGTTGAAGTGCCTGAGCTAGACACAAGAACGGCCTTTTGGATTAACGCTTTTACATTGCTGTGCAGGGGTAGGCCACAGGCCATGTCGGGAATTGCAGCAATACCGCCAACAGATATAATAACCTTGGCACTGCATTTAGATTGGCCTTGCGAGATTAAAGAAGCGGTTGAAGTGCTTACAGCAATGGACAACCAATACATAGAAATGCACTCGGAGTAGATATCGTGGCATACGAAAGCCGTTTATCCTTAACAGTAGATAGCCGCAGCGGTGAGCAGAACCTAAAAGGTTTTCGCTCGCAGCTTGACTCAACTGAGAAATCAGGCACTAAGTTAGTCACTAAAACCCGTGAGCTTACTAACACTTTTGGCAAGATGGCCGTTGGTGTTGGCTTAGCTGGCGCTGCATTGGCTACTTACTACACTAAGCAGGGCTTGGCGGCTGTTGATGCTCAAGCTAAGCTGGCTCGTAACGTCAATGGTACTTATGACGCTCTATCATCTCTAAAGGTGGCGTTTGAAGATAACGGCATAGAAGGCTTTGATTCATCTATTAACCGCATGAACAGACGCTTGGGTGCAGCGGAAACAGGTACAGGCGCAGCGGCGAACGCTGTAAAAATTCTTAACTTAGACTTAGAAGCGCTATCAAAAATGGACGTAGATGAGCGCATAGCTAGCATTGCCGACTCTATCCGTGACTCCGGTGCATCAGCACAACAAGCAGCACGCCATGCGCAAGACTTAGGTTTTGAGCAGCAATCAGCGGGCGCGTTCTTCTTACAGGACGATGATGCTATTCGCAGCTACCGCAAAGAGATCGATGAGTTCGGCCTTTCCATATCAGAGCTAGACACAATCAAAATCGAACAAGCCAATGACGAGTTTGCCAAGACCGGCAGGCTTATCGAAGGTATGTCTATGCAGATGGGTAAGCAGTTAGCACCAGTTGTTTCAGCATTAAGCCAACTATTCGTAAACACTGCAAAAGAAGCCGGTGGCATGGATAAAGTTGTCGAAAAAGCATTTAACAAAACTATTGACGGTGCAGCACTAGCTATTAATGCCGACCAAGGCTTAGCTAGAGTATTCGAAGTAACAGGTAAAGCTATTGCTGTTGGCATGGCAGGCGCTCAAGTCACTGTGCTGTCTTTAGCTAAGGCTATTATTGATGGACCTATTGACGCAGCTAATACTTTAATCCGTGGCATGAACAATCTAGGCGCGTCAATTAAAGAGATTGAAAAAGGCAGCCTATCTAATGCTTTAGGAGCAGATATAGCGCTGGCAAAAGGTATAGTAAAAGAAGGTTTAGCAGACATTGAAGAGGCGCTGTTAAGGCCGATTGACGCAGGTGACACGTTTAAGCGCTTGGTGTCAGAAGCGCAAGACGCAGCAGATGAGTCAGCTAAGGCAGTGTTAAAAAGCCAAGAGCTAACTGTTAAGAAATTCGCCAAAAACTATGAAAAGGCAGGTGAAGACTCAGGCGAAAAGTCAGGCGACGAGTTCAGCAAGGCTTTTGAGTCACACACTAAGAACATAGCCAACTCACTACAAGACGCAATCACACAAGGCAACTGGGCAGGTGTAGGCGCAACTGTTGGTGGTGCATTAGCTGGTGGTATTGCAGGCGCAGTAACAAACAAAATGGCTGGCACCCTAGGCGAGTCAATCGCAGCAAGTATAGCAGCGCCCATGATTGGTGCGCTGGCTGGTGGTTTAGCAGGCTTGGCGTTTAGTAAATTGGGCGGGTTGTTTAGCAGCAGCTATGTAGACCCGACAGCGGAAAGGCAGGCTACGCAAGGCACAGGTACAGTTCTAGGCTCTATCAATGAGAAGTCACGCTCAATAGAGAAAAGCATGAAGCTGTCTACTGGCTCACTTGGTGATTTGGTGGGCATTAATCGTTCAATGCTTAACGCCTTGCGTGGATTGCAAGCAGGTATTACAGGCGCGTCTACTAGGGTTGCTAGAGCGTCGTCAGGCGTTGATATGGTACTGCCTAGTGCATATGCAAACGGCTTTGATGCAAACTTTGTCACCAAGATGGGTGGAGAGTATCTTAATGCCGTGGGTAGCTTTATGACGCTAGGGCTGTTCAATGGCTTGGGCAATGAAATAGGAAAGCTGCTTGGCGGCAAGTCACGTCAAACTGATGAAGGCATTGAGGTTATTGGCGGCACTATATCAGACTTGATAGATGAAACAATGGTGCAAGCTTACGGCGAGTTTAGGGTTAAAAAGCACGCAGCAAGCAGAACAAAAACCAAGGTGCAAGTACAAAAATTAGGTAAAGAAGTTAGCAACCAGTTCAGCCTAGTTTTTGAAAGTGTTTTAGATACCGTAACAGCAGGCGCAGACATCTTAGGCATTAGCTCCGATGCAGCTAGCGGATTTAAGATTAAAGACTTTAAACTAAGCACAGAGGGGCTAGATGCTAACGAGCAACGAGCAGAGCTTGAAGCATACTTCGGCACTGTATTCGATGACTTGGCAAAGCATACAATCCCTTGGCTAGACGAGTTCCAGCGCGCAGGCGAAGGCTTAGGTGAAACGCTATCGAGAGTAGTAGCACAGACGCAAGCCGTCGATTATGCTATTGAGTCATTTGGTCTAACATTCACCAAAACAGACACGTCTCAAATAGCGCAGTCAGTTGCCAAGAGCAATGAAGAAGCACTCAAAAAACTAGCAAGCACTGAAGAAGAGATCAGGGCGCACGCTGCAAAATATAGCGGCACAATACTAGGTAGAGTGGTTGCACTGCAAGCTGAAGCACTGATAACAGAAGAGCGTGCAGCACTAGAGCTTAAAGATGTAAGGTCAGAAGCAGCACGCTTAGATGCACAAGCGCGAGAGTACATGATTGAAGCGGCAGATGGGCTTGATACCTTCTTGAGCAGCATGAGCAATTTTGTAAACAACTTTGCTACAGAGCAGCAGAAGTTCGATATTGCGCACAAGTCGCTAGAGTCAGAGTTCAGCAAAATGGCTGGTATATCATTGCCAGCAACACGTGAAGGCTTTTACGAGCTAATGCAGGCTCAAGACGGTGCCACTAAAACAGGTGCGGACAATATTGCCACACTGTTACGCATTCAGGGCGTTGCTGATAGCTACTATAGTTCGCTTGAGGAGCAGGCTCGTAAGGCTACTGATTTACAGATAGAGCAAGCCAAAAAAGCAGCGGATGCACAGATTAGCTTAATACGCGAACAAGCAGACGCACAAAGCAAGATAATGCGCGAAAGCATGGCAATGACACGCTCAGCGTTGTCAGTAGCCCAAGCCGCGGCAAGCGCAGTTGATAATGCATTGTTAGGCTTGCAAGGCACAGCAGCAAGTGGCTCTAAGTTACGCAGAGACAGCGCTTTAACTATGCTGCAACAAATGGCCAACAGCGGTAAAGTAAGCGATAACTTGGGCGGTGCGCTTGCAGCAGCTACTAATATAAACATGCGTGAGTTTAGCTCGTTTGATGATTATATCCGTGAAGTGGCTCGTACAGGCGCAGTTTTAACCGACCTAAAACAAGTTACAGACAAGCAAGTTAGCCGTGAAGAAGCATTACTCGAAGCTATCGAGAAGAGATTAGAAGCTATGCAGCGCGATAGCAACGACCGCCAAGCGGCAATCGCTAAGAATACAGCAAGCACAGTAACATTATTAACACGTCAGGAAGTGGGAGCTAACGCATGAGGATTATTAGACCATTAGACGACATGGCGGCAGTGACCACAAGTGATGCGCCTGATGATGATGTTGCGGTATGGGAGGCGCAAGGGCGTGATTTACTAAGCACGCTGTCAAAGCCTATTTTTGACATAGCTGGCGGCAATTTATACGCGGTCGATGAAATGGGTGGCGACATTTATAAGCAAAACCTAAGCACTGGCGTAACAAGCAAGATCACAGGAATAATATCCACTGTGAAATATAAAGACTTTAGGGTAAGCCCTAACGAGTCTTATTTTTATGTGTCATATTCCGTTGACGGAACTATTTACGTTAGAGTTATTGAGTTTTCTTCAATGTCAGTAAAATGGAGCGACCAATACGATATACCGTGGTCATCCATGTACAGTTTTGAGTCGTTAGGCTCGGACAGCGCAGTATGGGCAGGCGACTCTAGCAAGATAACTGTCGGTTTAGGTAAAGAAGTTGTCGATGTTCTAGTGGGCACTTGGGTGGCAACTACTATATTCAGCAGCAGCTTTGTTGGATACAATAACTACTTGATTAGCTCTATGGTTATAGCGGCAGGCTGGGTTTACTTAGCTGGTCAAGATAGCGGTTTCGATGTAAGCGGGAGGATAGATTTATTTTTTATAGGCTTCCCAGTTGGTGGGTCTCCAAGCGCACACAATAAGGTGTATTCTGCTAGCCCATCCCCCGTGTACTTGCGCGACAACCCTGTCATAAGCGAGATAAGAATAATTGCTAGAAATAACATATCGTCTTGGGCTTATGGGACAGATACGATAAACCAAACCATCTTTTCTACAAATATATATATTGATCGCCCACAAGCAATCAAAATAACCGACACGCACCTAATAACACGCAGCCTATCCACATCACCAGTCTGGAATTTTTACAATCTGTCTGACTACAGCCTAGACACAAGCCTGACAATCCCAGCTCTACCCGACCGCGGCGAAGGTATAGCGATTGGCACTAACTATACTGTAGTACAGCAAAACCAAGGCATTGTGCTAGTGGACAACACGACTCGCGAGCTAGTGGCACAACAAAACCCAAACGTAATCAAGGGCGACACTTACATATACAACGACAAAGTGTATGAGGTGCTGACTAATAACAACGACCAACCGGACGAAGGTGCGGCTAAAGACCCATCACCCACATGGCTAGATCTTGGCGCTATTAACCGTCTGCGCATGTTTGATAACAAGATCAACAGCGTGACACGTGGCAATGGCTCACTTAATATCACGATTGACGCTAAGCAGGCGCTCAACGGCATTGCGCTTTTTAACGTAACAGCAGCAACCGTACAGATCACAATGACAGATGGCACCTACGGCTTAGTGTACGACACAGGCGAGGTCACAATGCGTGATACTAGCCAAATCCGCGGCTGGAGCGACTGGTTCTTTTCTTTACGCCCTAAAATGCGTGACTTAGCGCGTATTGACTTGCCCACCTTTCCAAACGCAATCGTTGAAGTAACGCTCACAGGCGACAGCGTAAGTCTTGGCGAGATCGTTATCGGGCGAGTGCAGAAAATAGGCGAAACCCAGTATGGCGGCACAAGCGTAGGCATTATTGATAGCTCAATCAAAGAGCGTGACGATTTTGGCAACTTCGTCATTGCCGAGCGTCCGTTCAGCAAGCGCGTTGAGTTTGATGTTCACGTACCGACGTCAGGCATTTCAGGCGTGCAGAATATCTTGGCAGGCTACCGAGCCAAACCAGTTGTTTACGTTGGCGCAGAGGGTGAAGAAGCGCTCGTAGTATTCAGATTTTACCGAGACTTCCAAATCAATTACACTAGCTACAGTATCGCAGCTAGCACAATCACAGTAGAGGGCTTATAACATGGCGGCACCTATCACAAATCCATACGCACCAGCACCATTGTTGACAGACAGTGGCGAAGTGTTCGACTCCAAGGCGTTTGAGTTCGCGGCATCACTAGAACCAAGACGACAAGAGTTGCAGGCTCAGGCAGAGTGGATTAACACGCGAGCTAATGCGGTTGAGCAAGAAATACAAGACGCTATACAGCCAGCCACTGACGCAGCAGTACAGCAAGCAACCGCACAAGCAGGGCAGTTTGCCAACGATGCCGATTTAAGCGCGCAAGCGGCCTTAGCGTCTGAGCAGCAAGCAGGTACGTTTGCCAGCAATGCAGACCAAAGCGCACAAGCGGCGGCTCAATCAGCTACGCAAGCAGAGAATACTCTAGCAGATAAAGTCGATAAAGCAGAGTTAACAAGCAAAAACCCGTCAATCCTGATCGTTGACCAACTACGTGCAGCGGTAGAAGCGCAGTCTGGTGGCCGAAACACTGTACGTTACACAGACAAAGGCGAGCCTTGTTATTTTTACGTGCTGCCAAAATTTAACCTTGAAGATTTGCCGGGATGGGATAGTGCTGATGGGACTGGAGTACACCCTGCATTCATTCAAAATGGCGTCGAAAAAGGCTACATCCTGATTGGCTTATACCAGGCTGCGGAAATTGCAGGTGAAGCTGTATCTCAGCCATATATGGCACCAAGAGTTTTGATTAGCTACGACGACTCCAAAGCGCTTTGCCAGGCTAGTGGCGCTGGCTTTGACATGATGAGTAACTGGGACTGGTCGGCTGTTGCGATGTGGTGTATGGCTAATGGGTTTCAACCTCGTGGAAACTCAGCCCATGGCCGCAGTCACGAAAAATTGTGGGAAACGGGAAGCCTTATTGACCCATCTTTGCCACTCGCTGAGCCTGATGCCCCTGGCAAATCAACTCTAACTGGCAGCGGTCCGAATGGATGGCGCCATGATAATTCACCACACGGTATAGCTGATTTGGTCGGTAATGTGTGGGAGTGGGTTACAGGATTTAAGTTGGTTGAAGGTGTAGCTCATATAGCACCTGATGGCGGTGTTTACTCCGAAGAGCAATACATAGACACTGAGTTTTCGCCAGCACTCGCTAACCCCTGGTCGAACACTAGCAGCGATGGCGCGCCCAGCATATTAAAACAAGCGCTAGTAGTGCCTAGCTCCGCCCAAAGCCCATCAGGGCGTGGCTACATCAATGTTGAGGGTGAGCGCCTCCCGACCCGTGGCGGCTCTCGCAGCCTTGGCAGCTATGTCGGACTCGGTGCGTTGCGCTTGGCCTACGGGCGTACGAGCAGCAACTACTCTCTCGGGTTTCGCCTCACTTTCAGAGAGTAACTTGCGACTTGAAAGCTTGTATCTTGATTCGCTGTGCGGTAGCACGGCGTTACCAACCAACAACTACACACTTTTAGGAGCGCTAAATGACTAACGAAGAGCAAGAATACCAACCAGAAACAAACTACGAATATCAGTTGCGTGTGACAGAAGAAGCACGAAAAGTTGCATACGCAGACCCGCAAACCGGATCAGATCGCCACTTCTCAGAGGCAGTCCGGCTTGAGGCTGAGGGTGACACGGCAGGCGCAGAAGGTGCCCGTGCTGCTGGCCTTGCCCGTTACGAAGAGATGAAAGCGCAATACCCTTGGCCTAAGGAGTAGCCATGATCGATAAGCTATCAGCAATACCCATGGACAAG